GTTACTAATGTTATCCCCTAAACAAAAGAAAATAGCAAAACAAGCACCACCATTTGATAAGATTACTGGTGCTGATTTTAAAAAATTAAGAGATAGTAAACGCAGACCTAAGATAACATAATGGATGCTTTTATAGTATTTTTTATGTTTGTTGTTGTGAATGCGTGGGCATGGATTTTAATTAAAAAAGATAAAATATAATGGCAAAGTACCAGGGTAAAACAGTTACATTAAACAAACCTTCCAGGATTGGTAAAGGTGAGCCTGGGCATGGTCGTAAAAAATTTAAGGTCTATGTTAAGGATGGCAACAAAGTTAAAAAAGTTATGTTCGGTGACCCTAACATGGAAATAAGAAAAGATAATGCTGCAGCACGAAAATCTTTTAGGGCAAGACACAAATGTGATACAGCAACAGATAAGACATCTGCAAGATATTGGTCTTGCAAGATGTGGTAAGGAGATATAATGCCACATGGTTCAGGCAAGAATAGTTTGGTAGGAAACATTCATAGAAGAAAGGTACAAGGTAAGTCTAGGTCTAAAAAGAATACGACTATATCTAAAAAAGCCTATGCTGAAATGAAGCGTGGTTGGAAACCAAAAAAATGAAGGTAAAAGGTGTAGATGTTTCTAAGTTAAGTAAAAGCCAACAGAAGGCTATGAAAAAACATTCTAAACATCATACAAAAAAACACATGCAATACATGTACAACTCTATGCGTAGAGGTACTAGCTTTAACAAAGCACATGTCAATGCACAGAAAAAGGTAGGTAAATAATGGGAAAAGGCAAAAGAGTCAGTTGGATGTGGGGTGGTAAAAGATACTATGGTACTTTAATTAGAGAAACCAAAACACATAAATTTGCTCGTACACATAATGGGAAGATAAAAAAAATTAAAAAATAATTTTGATAAATGTATCTTGTCCTCGCTGTGGTGGACCACTTAAACCAAGTGACGACATGAAATGTAAAAATAAAGATTGTAAAAATTATGGAAAAAAATAAAATTTGTTACGCAGCAGGATGTCATAGACCTTTACCTAAAGGTAAAAGAAAATATTGTAGTGACAGATGTTATAACAGAATATCAATGCAAAAAAAACGAGCAAAGAAAAAAGGCATTGAGTGGACACAAGAAACTGATGTATTAGAAATACCTAGCAAAAAAAATGTACAATCTCGTAGAGGTAAAGTTTATAACGACATAGTCGAATCAGGATTAGCAGAAGAAATACTCAAAGAAAAAAATACATTATCTGATGTAGCAAAAATATTAAACACATCTGTTGCTGCAGTATCTATGGCATATAACGCATACATAGAAGATTTAGAAAATGAACTAGAGAAAAAAAATTGGGAATTACCACAGGTTGCAGAAAAAACATTAGAAGATTTTAAAAATTTTAGAGATAGATATTTTCAAACAGAAAAAGGTGAAGCATACGAAACACCAGATTTTCATATTAAGTGGATTAATTCTATTTTAGATGCTATAGAAAATGGTGAACAACAGATGATATTATCTCCACCACGACATGGTAAAACAGATTTATTAATACATTTTGCAGTGTGGCTCATTTGCACAAAACCTAACATTCGTATTTTATGGGTAGGTGGTAACGAAGAAATAGCTAAGAACGCAGTTAGCTCTGTACTAGACCAACTCGAAAGTAACGAATTGTTAATAGAAGAAATATGTGGTCCTGGTCCAAAATTTAAACCTAGTACTAGAACAGGTAAATCTTGGTCACAAAATGGATTTACTGTAGGAACTAGAACAGTTACTGGTATTAAGTCACCTACTATGGTGGGTATAGGTAGAGGTGGTAAAATACTTAGTCGTGACTGTGACATAATTATTGCAGACGACATTGAGGACCACACTTCTACTATGCAACCTGCATCAAGAGAAAATACCAGGAGTTGGTGGACAACAACATTGTCAAGTCGTAAAGAGGAACATACAGCTATGGTTGTTATTGGTTCAAGACAGCACTATGACGATTTATATTCACATTTGTTAGATAACGAATCTTGGAAAACTATTGTAGAAGAAGCACATGACACTGCTTGTAATAAACCTGATTGGAACGAAGACGAACACAAAGATTGTATGTTGTGGTCAGGTAAGCGAACTTACAAATGGTTAATGGATAGAAAACGAGCAGCAGAAACTACAGGTGGTAGAGCTATATACGAAATGGTTTATCTAAATGTTGCAATGCCTGATGGACTTGCATTATTTGACAGAGTAGAAATAGAAGAGTGTCGTGACCAAAAGCGTGACATAGGACACATACCACATGGTACAAGATTGATTGCAGGATTAGACCCTGCATCTACAGGTTACCAAGCTGCATTTTTGTGGGCATACGAACCTGTAGAAAATAAATTACACATGGTAGATATGAACAACAATCTTGGTGGTGGTATACCACAAGCATTAGAAATAATAAAGGAATGGTGGATGAAGTATAACTTGTCACATTGGGTAATAGAAGAAAATGGTTTTCAAAAAGCTATTAGACAAGATAGAAGTATTAGAGAGTTTGCGTCAAGTCATGGTATATTTTTAGAAGGACACGAAACATATAAAAATAAATTTGACCCTTTGTATGGTGTTACAGCAATGCGACCTATGTTCCAAGAACAAAATATTTCTTTGCCATATCTTAGCTTTGAAGCACAAGAAAAGGTAAACTTATATACAAGTCAGTTGGTTTATTTCAGCTCTGCTAAAAATAAAAGCAAAAGTGTTGGAACTAAAACTGACATAGTTATGGCTAGTTGGTTTCCAATGAGAGCAATTAGGCGTATGCAAAAGGAACGCTTTGCAGAATTAGGATATGAATATAGTCCTAGCTTTGAAGGGTACGAACCTAGTAGTATGGATATAGATAGTTGGAGTTAAATGCCATTAGATAGTAAAAAATTATACGATAAAATAGATTATCTTAGAGTTATAAATCAAGAACAAATGATTGATAGGTCTAGGATTCGTGACATTATGAATGGTGGTGAAGCTGCTGTAAAAGCACTGTTGGGTAATTCTGTTAATGTAGAATACCACGAGTTACCTGCACCTAATTTATTTTTAACTGCGTTAGAACGATTTGCACAAAAACTAGGTAGAAGTCCAGATTTAAAAGTAGATATTATAAATGAAAAAGATAGCGAGAGAGCTAGAAAAAAATCAGAAAAAGTAGAACGCATTGTTACATCTTATGATAAATTTCAAAAACTACACATGCAGTTACCACAAGCAGCTAGATGGCTACCTGGTTATGGTTTTATAGCTTGGACTATTGGACACAAAAGAGATAAAGATGGTAATCCTTATCCCTATGCTGAACTACAAGACCCATTTAGTTGTTACCCTGGAATATTTGGTAACGACCAACAACCAAAAGAATTAGCAATAATTCGTAGAGTGCCACATACAATATTGGCAGAACAATATCCTGAAGCAAAACAATATATATTTGCACAAGAAGAAAATGATGATGGTTTTCAAAATCCATACTCTGCATTACTTGACAGTACAGATAGAGCAGGAGGATGGGCAAATTCTACAGGACATGGAAAAGTTGTAGTTGAGTATAGAAATGAAGAAGGTACTTATGTATTTTTACCTGAAAACAAAAAAATAATAGATTTTATGCCAAACATTTTAAAATCAGGACCATGTTTTGTTTTGGCAAAAAGATATGCGTTTGACCAAATGCAATCACAATTCCAACACATTACAGGTCTTATGGCAAACATGGCAAAAATTAACATACTTGGAACTATTGCTATGGAAGATGCAGTATTTACAGAAACAAACATTGTTGGAGAGATAGAGTCAGGAAAATATAGAAAAGGCAGATTTGCTGTAAACTATTTGACACCTGGTTCGCAAGTGTCTAAGCCAGTCAATAATCTACCATACCAACTATTTCAACAAGTAGATAGACTTGAAAGACATTTGCGTCTTGGTGCTGCATATCCTGTATCTGATGATGGTCAATCTCCAAATTCTTTTGTTACTGGTAGAGGACTAGAAGAGTTAGGACAATCTGCATCGTTACATGTAAGAGAATATCAAACAGTTTTAAAAGAAGCATTACAAGAATTAGATGCAAAAAGATTAGAATACGATGAAATTATGTTTCCAAACAAGCGTAAACCTATTGCAGGTAGACATAAAGGAACAGCATATAAAGAATCTTATACACCATCATCTGACATATCTGAAGTATATGAAACTAGAAGAGTATATGGTGTTATGGCAGGATTCGATGAACCACAAAAAATTATTACAGGTTTACAACTAAAACAACAAGGTATTATTGATACACAGACATTACAAGAAAACATGGATGGCTTGGACAATATTACAAAGATACAACAACGCATTAGTGCAGAAAAAGCAGAAACAGTTTTGTTTGAATCTTTGATGGCACAAGCAGCACAAGGTAATCCAAAAGCTACGATGGCAGCTATAGAAATAAGAAAAAACCCACAAAAAATGTCAGAGATACTAGATAAATTCTATACATCAGAAGGTGAAGAACCATCACCAGAAGAACTAGCATTGATGGGTCAACAACAGCAACAAGCACAACAACAAGGTTTAAATTTAGGACAATCACCAGTAGCTATTGACCAAGTGTTAGGTGCATTAGCACAACAACCAGAAGGTGCGTAATGTTTAACGAAGAAAATATTGTAAATGCAAAATTTTATGACATTATTAATCAAGAAGATTGGGGTGACTTAGATTTAAATTACGACCCTACAATACGAACAGAAATAATATCACAAGGTGAAGTACCTCTTGGAAGTGTGATGATACCTACACCGATACCAGGTATATGGATTAGTTTAGAAATAGGATTTGATATAGAAGGACCAGATAATGCCTAGAGGAAGAAAACCTAGTAAATTAACACAAAATACAGATATGAAACCTGATAGTGCATATTATGATGTGTACGCACCACCACGAAAAGAAGGCGACCCAACAGGACAAACAGGTGATTTAGAAGCACAAACAAGTTCTACACCACCTATTAATCAAGAAGCTGCTCTTACATCTGCACCTGCAAATGTAGGACCTTTACCTTCTCCAGTAAATATTGCTGCACCGACTGCAAAACAATTTGAACCTAATACTGCAGGTATACCTGTAGGTCCTGGTAGTAATGGACCTAGAGTTGTAGCTACAAATACATTGCAAAATTTTTTAACAGTAGCAAAAGAAATAACACAAGACCCTATATTTGATGAACTATTAGCAGAAGATATTATACAAGAGCCTGTTGTTAATCCAGAACAAGATGATTATTTTGGTTTTTAATGAGAGATTACAGACAGATATTATTTGGTCCACCAGAATTAGATAGCTATATAGCAGACAACACAGAAGCTAATTTAAAAGAATTAGAATTTTTTAGAAATACAATGACTCCAGAAGTTGCTGAACGAGCAGCTAATATATCTAAAGCATATCCAAACTTAGACCCTAAATTAGTTATGTATGGCTCTTTATCT